CATCAACGACGTTAAGGGCCGCAAGGTAATTCGCGCGTTGCAGTCGGCGATGATACTTATCGGTGACCGGGCGGCATATTACACCCCGATCGACACCTCCACGCTGGTTAACAGTCAGTTTCGTGAAATCGACGCTGGCGGCGTGTTCATCACCGGGCGCATCGGCTACTCAGCCAACTATGCTGCGTACGTTCATGAGGCTTCAGGCAAGCTGAAAGGTCAGCCGCGCGCGCACTTCGGCGTGACCAGTAACCGGTCTGAGTTCGGTCCGCAGAAACCGAAAGAGTTCGGCGGCGGGACCGGAACGGGCAACTACTGGGATCCGCATGGTGAACCGCAATTCCTGACCAAAGGCGCGAATGACGAGCGCGATAACGTTGATGCAGTGATGCGCAAGGAGCTTTCGCTATGAGCAGAGATACATTCCACCACTGTGAAGATGGCCGTGGGCATCGGCAGGTATTTGTTAATGGCAACAAAATTAGCCGTGTCGTATGGGCTGATGAAGAGAAAGGGGTTGTGTGTTTTCATCCTGAACCGCTTAGATGCCATAGGCGAGGACCTTTGCGTGTCTATTCACGCAAACTGCGAGGCAAGGTGACGGTTGTCTTTAATGACGAGGCGAAAACCAAATGACACCCATGATGCACGAGCGGGTGCGAAACATGTTCGGCGATGCTGGGCTAACTATCGGCTTCACGGTGCAGCAACTGATGTACGACGACCCGGGTGACCTGTCGAAGGCGATAATGGTGTTCAGACCAAACGGCGGGTCGAATATTCGAACTGACCTCGGTTCTGAGTATCACGTCCTGGTCGACGTCGTCGGCGCGAAGGACAAGCGCAAAGACGCGCTCAATGCCGTGCAGCGCATCGTCGATTACGTCCAGGCCAACCCCATGGCGGACGAGTGTGTCGGATACATCCAGAACATGGGCGCAATTCCCGCGCCGGTGCTCACAGAAGAAGGGCGAATAGTGTTCCGACTCCAGTTCGCCTGCACTTACGGCGAATAGCCATTCCCAACCAAATAACCCGCTTCGGCGGGTTTTCTTTTATACGTCAAAGAGGAGTTTCACATGGCTAATTGCCAGAACTCGAACGAGCGCCTGTTCGGCGGTGCGGTCGTGCTGGAAGTCGCCGATGGCTGCCCGGACGTCAAGCCACTTGAATCTGAGTGGATGGCGCTGGCCGCTGGCACAACGAAGGGATTTGACTTCAACCCTAACACCACAACCAGCGATGCTGATGATGGTGGTGGCTACGTAGAATCTATCGTCACTAATAGTGACTTCACTATCTCATTTGATGGTGAGGTCCGGGTGCGGGATAAGCTGGATCAGTATGGCTTCGGGCGCTTTACCCGGTATTTTCACACTGAAGTAGCTGCACGTCGTCAGCCTGGCATGTGGGTTAGACTGAACTACGGGCCGGTGGAATTTGTAGGCTACATGAACATTACCGCCCTCAACTCCAGCGGCGGGACGAACGATATCACCCCATTCACCACTGAGTTTAAGGTTGGTGACGCAAGCACTATCGAGGTTAATGAAAACAACTCGGTAGCAGTGACTGGCGTGACGGTAACCCCGACTACCAGCACCGGCACGGCAGGCGGTACCAGCACCTTTACGGTGAATATTGCACCAACCGGCGCTACCAACAAAGACTTTACTGTAGCGACTACCGATGCGACCAAGGCAACGGCTACCGCCTCAGGCAACACCGTTACCGTGACGCGCGTCGCCACCGGCAGCGCACAGATCATCATCAACACCGAAGACGGCAACTTCGTGGCCGTGCATACGGTTACCGTTACCTAACGGATATTCCAAAGGGCGGCGTGCTGCCCTTGATAATGACCGTTTACTGGAAGGCCTATGACTGCTTTAACCGATATTGGCGAAATCTCAATTAGCGACAGCCGCGAAGGCGGGAAAGACTACCTGCTGCGGCCTTCATTCGAGGCCATGACTAGAATCGGCACTCCCGAAGAGATTGTGCAGGCGTACGCCACTATCCACGGCAATGATGTCGCTCAGCTCATTGAGGTGTGCGCTGGCACGCTGGGGCGCTTCCCTGCCTGGCTATCCCCATCATTCAACCGCGCTGCTGAGAAGCTTTTCTTTGCATCATGGCAAGTTTTGCAGGCCTGCTGCGATGACGACCTGACGCCAATGATAGGCGAGTGGAAAGGGTGGCGGCACTGCATCGTATACCGACCGGGCAGATTGCCAAAGAACGACATCATCGTGCTGGCGCAGCACCTCATGCAGCACGGAGTTGTAGGGAAAGCCAAGGTAAGGCAGCTACAACGACACGAAACAGGCGAGAAGACAACCGAGTTTAGGGCGCTGGATTACGTCGTGGCCGCGCAGACTCATTTTCGGATGAGCGAGGCCGAGGCGGTCAGGCTGACAATGACAAAATTTCAGATGCTGCTGGCGGCTAAATACCCGGACCAGAAAGGCTTCACTCGCGATGAATACGACAGCATCGCCGACGAGTACCTGGCTAAACAGGCCGCACGCAGGGCAAAAGCAAAGCAATAACCGGAGAATGACATGGCAGGTGAGAAGAACGCCGGTAGCATCGTTTATGAAATCAGCGCCGACGTTGAGCCGCTGCTGCAGGGCGGTAAACAGGCCATTGATGCTCTGGATAAACTGGATGCTGCAGCCCAGCAGTCCGGCAAGGGAATGGACAACCTCGATCAGAGCGCGTCACAAACCGGATCCGCTTTTACTGAACTGGCCGGTTACGCCAACTCCATGGATAACCAGCTGCGCAAGCTGAACACCAACGTAAGCGGAATTGCCCGCGCTATGGAAGAGGCCCGCAGCGGTACCGGCGGCGCGAGCAGTGAATTCAGCCGAGCCGAATCCATCATCGAGGCGCTGGGTAACCAGCTGGCTGTGCTGGACGAAGCGCAGGAGAATGGCGCGCGTAGCGCCGCAGTTCTGGCTGCTCAGTTGCGTGCCGGGTCGAAAGCGACAGACGAAGAAAAGCAGAAGATCGGCGAACTGACTGGTCGTCTGTATGATATGAAAACCGGTGTTGAAAATGGCGCAAAGGGTACTGGTAGCTGGAAAACCAGCATGCAGCAGGCCGGTTATCAGGTTCAGGACTTCATAGTGCAGGTGCAGGGAGGACAGTCTGCGCTGGTGGCGTTCGCTCAGCAGGGCTCGCAACTCGCTGGTGCATTCGGTCCTGGTGGCGCAGTCGTTGGCGCCATAATAGCGCTTAGCTCTGTGCTGGCTGGCGTGCTAATTACTTCTCTGAATGGCGGTAAGAACGCCATGGATGCGCTGAAAGACGCAGCTGAAGCGATGGATAAGGTGATCACCATTTCCTCGCAAGGCGTGGCTGCGCTTTCCGACAAGTATGCTGCCCTGGCGCGCGTAAATGCCGACGTGGCTACTTTGCTGCGCAATCAGGCGCTGCTCGAGTATAACCAGGCCATCTCAAAGATTCCAAAGGCCATTAGTGACGCGTCTGATGCTTTCATTACGTTAGGCGATCGCGCACTGGCTGCGGTTGGCGGGGCATCTCCAAGCATCAAGAAATTCAACGATGAGTTGTCAGCTCTTGGCGTTACCACCACTGACTGGAGTCAGGCTATTCAGCAGGCCAACAGCCAGGGTCAATATGCTTCTGGCATTGTGAACTCTTTATCTTCAACGGTCAGCACGCTTTCTTCTCGCCTGGGCATCAGCAAACAATCAGCGTTTGATCTGGCAAGAGAACTATCAGACCTGAGCAATAACCCGTCCCCGGAAGCACTTCAGGAACTGGCGAAAAAACTCCAGGAAATGCAGTCCTCCTCCAAAGATGGGCAGTCAGCTATTGCTGAACTGGCAGGTAAGCTTGTTGATCTGGCAAGAGAGGCAGCCAACGCGAAGATCAACGTAGACAGCCTGAATAAGTCCACGGATAACCTTACCGCCGGACAGAAGAACCTGATCAAACAGTCTGAGCGCAACCTGGCACTATCGAAGCTACAGGGTGAGGCTCGCGCACGGTTGCAGGCTCAATATGCTGCCGAAGATGCCGGATTTGCTAAGGATGATCCGCACGCCAAACAGATGGAGGATGACGCTGCCGCTACGTACAAAAATACGGAAGAGCAGAAGAAGCTTAAATCGGAGCAGAAAAAAGGAGCATCACAGGCAGAAACCATTGCTCAGAAGCTGGCGAACCTGAAACAGCAATCAGAACTTGCCGCCGACTCAACTAATAAGCTGAGCCGTGAGCAGGCGATCCTGAATGCGCAGCAGTCGCTCGGGAAAGGTGCCACCAAAGAGCAGATAGCACTTGCCGGTCAGTATGCGGCCAAAAAATGGGACACGGCCAATGCCATTAAGGCGCAGGCGGCAGCCGAGAAGCTCCTGCCAGAAGCGCGAGAAAACGCCAGCTATAAGCAGGATGTTGAGGACCTGAATACCGCTCTGGCTGCGAAGAAAATCAGTCAGGAGCAGTTCAATCAGACATCTGAGCGACTGGAAGCAACTCACCAGGCCAACCTTGCGAAAATCCGTGCCGATCAGGCTGTAAGCCCACAGCAGGAAGCTGCTGGCGGTGTGGATCCGGTGCAGCAACTGGCGAATGAAAATGCCCGTAAACTCGCGCTTATTCAGGCCTACGAGCAACAGGGGATTATCACTCACCAGAACGCTCTTATGCTTCGCGCTAGTGCTGACAGGGAGTACGAGCAGGCACGCATAGCAGCGCAATGGGAGATCTTCCGTAATCAAAGCGCAGGCAATGAAGCACTGGCGGCGTCCTTCGACGCACTGGCCGGTAATGCGTCCAATGCCTTAACCGGCATCATTACCGGGAGCATGTCAGCGTCTGATGCCCTACGCTCGATCGGGAATACCGTCCTGAACAGCCTCATCAATACCTTCGTTCAGATGGGCGTTGAGTGGGTGAAGTCAGCAATCATGGGGCAGACGGCCACCACTGCTGCGGTTGCAGCATCGACCACTGCTCAGGCGGCAGGAATTGCCACCACGACGGCGACATCTACTGCGGCGGCAGCGGCTACAACTGCAGCATGGACTCCGGCGGCCATTATGTCCTCAGTGGCTTCGTTCGGTGGAGCTGTTGCTATTGGCCTTGGCGCGATGGCTGGCATCCTGGCGCTGTCTGGTAAGCGTAAGAATGGCGGCCCGGTGAGTGCAGGCGGTATGTACCAGGTCGGTGAAGGTGGCATGCCAGAGATTTACCAGGCCAGTACCGGTAAGCAGTACATGATACCGGGCGACAATGGCAGGGTGATAAGCAATAAAGAAATGACTGCCGGTGGAGGTGGGGGGGTGGTAATCAACATCCAGAACTACACGTCATCGTCAGTTGATGCTCAGGCCGGTACCGATGCTAACGGTGGGCTGACCGTTGATGTCATCGTTGCTGACCTGAACAACGGTGGCCCAATCAGTAGCGCAATAACCAGCAACATGAACGTTAAACGCACGCCAAGAGGGCAGGGCTGATGCCAATTATCGATTACCCAGACTGGCTGCCGCTGGCTCAGAAGGCCAGCAAAAATATGACGCTCGATACCGGGTTCCAGACCGATCAGCCAGCGGTCGGCCCGGCTATCTTCCAGAACCTTACTGACGACCTGAAAGTGACCTGGTCACTGACGTGGATATTCACTCTTGATCAGGAGCGCGCTTTCCAGCAGTGGCTGCGCAGCCCGAACTATCTCAACCGGGGACTGAACTGGTTCCGGATGAATATCAATCTTGGCGGCAGTGGCCTGCAGCTGCAGGAGCTTCATTTCGCGCAGATGCCTGTGCAAACCAGTATCGACGGCGGGGTAGTTACCTGGACAGGAACGGTTGTTGCCAACCACCTCTACAACGCCGACGACGAGTTTGACGACGTAATTGTTGAGCTTCCGCCGCCGTGGCCTTCACTGCTGGATATCGTTGTCACTGGTTATCCTGACGGGCGTGACCCGGAATCACTACCGAGAGTTCCGTAATGCCTACCTTCAGAGCTTATAAGCAGCAACGCCCGACGCGCGGGCTGTACGACACTATCACGTTCTATCACCCATCTTTCGGCTACGTCCGCCTTGTCGACAAGCAGTTCTTCCCAAAAACGCTCGGAGGTCAGGCATACACCCCGGCACGCTTTGAAATCGAAGAAAGCCAGCAGAGCGGTACGCCGGTGATCGACGCGACGGTGAAGCTTGGGCGGCTGTCGTCGGATATCAAAGCGCTGATGAAGCAGTGGAAGGGCGC